AGGTTTATTGGTTGGTTGTGGCAACGAGACTGGTTATCGTATGCTTGACAATTTAAATACAACTCAGGTTCGTACTTATAAGGATTTAATCGAGTTAAAAGACTGGCTTATTAATGAAAAAGGTAAAGAACATAATATTGAAATTGTCGCTTTTGATACAGGTGACGAATTAGCATTAATTGCAGACAAGGAAACAATTAGACAGTCGAATATCGAAAATCCTAATAAGAAGGTTAGATCAATTAAAGCTGCGATGGGTGGTTATACGGCTGGCGAGAAGTATTCTGCAAATGATATTATTAAGCCTTATATGACAGAATTACAGGATGCAGGATTTGGTGTTTGGGTAATTGCTCATACAAAGTTCAAGACAATTAAGGAAAAAGGTAGTCTTGATGAAGATGGTTACATGCAGCTCACTTCTAATATGGGAGCTGACTATGAAGCAGCTTTTGGTGATATCTTTGATGTAACTCTTACTGGTGTTATTGATAGAGACATTGAAGAAAAGGGTGAAGGAGACAAGAAGAAGAAGTATGCTACTAATACAATCAGAAAGTTATATTTCCGTGAAACTACATTAATTGATGCTGGTGGTAGATTTGCATTCGGTGCAGTTCCTGAGTTTATGGTTTTTGATAAGCCGGATATGAGTGCGGAATTTGTTAGAGTTATTGAAGAAGGTATGGAGAAATCTAAAAGTACTTTAGGCAAGAAATCTGCTACTAAGACAACTAAGAAAACAGCTCCTGCACCGGAACCTGTAGTTGAAGAAGTAGAAGAAGATATTGATAATATTGATGCGGTTGAAGAAACAACAACTGGTGTAACTGCAGACGAAATTCGTGCATTATTTAAGGCTGCAGATAAGGACACAAAGGCAAAGGTTAAGGAAATTATTGCAGAGTTCGGTGGAAAACTTGACGATGCAGATGAAGATGGTTTATCTCGTATGTATGAGATTTTAAACTCTTAATTAGTGAATTGTATAGGGGACAAATTATATCGTCCCCTATATTTATAAGGTGGGTGTTTAATACGCTTGTAAAATGTAGAATATGTAATAATAAAATAGAACGTAATGATGCTTATAAGATTATTAATAACGGAAAAAATGAGTATTATTGCAATGAAAAAGAATACAAACAGAAACAGAAGCAAATAGCTGATAAAGCAAATATTATTAACTTAATAAATGAAATATTTGGATACGAAGTTGCTAATTTAACCATACATAAGGAATTAAAAGATATTTCTGAAAAGCATTCATATGAGAAAATCAGTTCGTTTCTGTATAATAACAAAGAAATGTTAGAACGAAATATGAAAAAATCTTTTAGTTCCGAATATGGAAAGATAAGATATTTTACAACAATTATTAGAAATAATATTGTTGATTACATTCCGATAGAAGATGAACCTTATATTACAAATAATGAATATGAGGTATTAGATATAAAATATAAACCAAAAAAGAAAAGACGTGCAATGTGCGACTTGGAAAGGGAGTTGTTAGATGGCTGAGTTTTTAGCAGGTGTTACAGATAAATATATTCCACAACTTCTCAAAGGAAGAATCGAGATCGAAGGTAATGTCGTAAGCTGTTTTTTCAAGGATATGCTATTACTTGATGAAGTAAAGCTTGAACCTAAAGATTTTGTTACAGCAGATGGTCATTTTTATTATTCTTTATTAAAGAATCTTAGAAAGAAAGGTTTTTATACATTAGATGAAATTACTATTCTTTCAAATTGCAGTGAGGAAGTAATTCAAAAGTACGAAGAACGTGGTGGTTTTGAAACAATTCAGCACCAAATTGATATTATTAATGTGCAGAATTTTGATGTGTATATTGATATTTTATATAGGGAAAACATTCTATGTAATATGTACTTAGATGGGTTTAATTTAATCAATCCTATTATGATTGGCGATAAGAAAATCGCTCCTTTGAAACTATTAAGAAGAATGAATGCTGAAGAAGTAGTTGATTGGTATGAATCAAGATTGTCCGAATATGGTACTGGATATTCAAGCAAAGTAATTGAAGAAGAAGAAATTACAGAATTTACAAATGAATTTATTAATGAGTGTGAAGAGGGAATTGAAAACGGAGTCCCATTTGATGAAGGAGATTTAGATGTTAATCTTAGTTCTATGAATTGCTTTCCATTTTTATCAAGACAAGTTGGTGGTTTGTTACCGGGTACTTTTACAATGTTAGGTGGGTTTTCAAGTACTGGTAAATCAACTTGGTTTATAACAATTGTTATGGCTTTACTCCATTATGATAGAAAAGTCTTGATTATAACTAATGAAGAAGATGTAAAAAGATTTAAAATTAAATTCCTTGTATGGATGCTTGGAAAATATACTAGGTATTTTAAACTCACAAAAAAGAAAATGACTTCTGGACAGATTGATACAGAAGATAGGAAGTATTTAAAAGAAGTTCAAAACTTTTGGAAAGAAAATTATAGTAATAGAGTAAAGATTATCTCTGTTGCCGATGCAGATATGTCTATTGTTAAAAAGAAGATTCGTGAAAATGTGCTAAGATATGGCTATGATACAGTACTATATGACACATTTAAAATGCAAGAAGATGATTTTAAGGGTACAAGACAAGATTTGTCTCTTGTAAGAGATAGCAGAGAATTGTTTAAACTTGCTAAAAAATACAATATTATTATGTTGGCCTCAGTGCAGTTAGCAGAATACATGAAAGGAAAATTATTTCTTGATAGCTCTGTATTATCAAACTCAAAACAAATTAAAGAAGTGTTAGAAAACCTGTTTCTTATGCGTAATCTTTATGAAGAAGAAAAAGATAAGAAGAATAAATTTTACTGTAGGCCATTCAGATTAGCAAAAAATTCTTCAGGTAAGTGGACAGAAGAAAAATATGAATTAGATCCTTCAGGTGTTTATAAAGTTCTGTTTTGTGAAAAGTGCCGTGGTGGTGCTAATTCAAGTGATACCGGATGCGCTTATTTATTGAAGTTTGATGGGGATCATTGTATCTTCAGAGAAGTTGCACAATGTAAGCCTAAACATGGAATGATTACATAAAGGAAAGTTGGTGTAAAATGTGATGCTCGAAGACATTAAAAAAGAATTATTATCAAAACCAGATAAGCTCAAAGATGTACTTGAGCATTACAATTATTGCAACATAGTTATTAGGAATACATATATGTCATTCGGTAGAGATGAACAGAGTAGTAAAAAGGCTATTGTAATTAGATTAGATAATAATAAATATCTCTACGTTACCGATTATTCTAGAAATATTAACAAAGACTTATTCTCTTATATTATGGAGCAAAGAAAAGTTACCTTTTCTGATGTGCTTAATACGGTAAAATCAGTCCTTGGTATTACTGATTACTATGATTTCTTTGACAGTAAAAGATGTGTCTTTGGTGGTTTTTACGAGAATATAAGAAAGAAAAATAATTGTAAAATTAGAACCTATGATGAATCTATATTGAAATGTTACAAACGCTGCGGCAATAAAAGATTTATGAAAGACCATATATCATTGGCAAGTCAGAAATATTTTAACATTCGATACGATGTGGAATCTCAAAGTATCGTAATTCCTATTTATGACCAGATTGGACAGTTAATGGGAGCTAAAGCAAGATGTAATTGGGAAGTAGAAGATGGGGAACTTAAATATTATTATTTAATGCCTTGTTTAATGAGTCAGACTTTATATGGATATGCTCAAAATTATAATGATTTAGTTGGAAACACCATATATATTTTTGAGAGCGAGAAGTCAATTATGCAATGTTATTCATATGGTATTCGTAATTGTGTTGCTCTTGGTAGTGGTAGTATTAGTCCGAAGCAGGTTCAAATGCTCTTAGAATTAAATCCGAAAAGGATAATCTTTATGCATGATACCGGTTATAAAATGGAATACATTATGAGAAATATTGAGATGGTAAAGAATTATTCAAGATTCTCAGAAGTTGAACTTGGCTATTGGGATTGGACAAAGGGTAATTATCCGGATAAAGTTTCCCCATCAGACATGGAAAAAAAACAATTAATATATATATTAGACAACGAAATTAAAATGATAGAGGATAGCGATGAAGACGAAATATAACATTAAAGCAGATTGTCGTGGAATGCACGAAATTGATAT